TTTATATAATCATATAAATAATACTTATATGCTGATATGCGAATTTACTCAAAATCTATAAAGGGGAAAACCGAAGCAAACTCCGTCACTTGCTCGGAAAGCGAGTAAACATTTTGTTGAATATCTTTATTTTCAGTAATACACTTTTTAAAATCAACTAACTTTTTACCACTGCGTTCTTGAATTATTTGGGCTAAACATACTACACTGTCAATAAACTCTCCAACTTTGATAAAATCCTCTTCTTTGAAATTGCGTGTAGTCAATGCTGCTGTACCTATACGAATACCAGATGGATTAGCCGCCGATGTGTCTCCAAATACGGAATTTTTATTTAATGAAATATTCACTTGTTCACATAGGTATTCTATTTTTGCCCCCGAAACCCCCTTATTTTTCAAATTAATAAGTAGAATATGATTATCTGTTCCCCCAGTTGACAATTCATAACCATGTTCAACAAACCATGCTGCTAAAACCTTGGCATTTTTTAAGACTTGATCTATATACACAGTAAACTCAGGAGTAGATACTTCTAATAATTGTGTAGCAAGAGCCGCAATCTGATGATTATGGGGTCCGCCCTGTAATCCTGGGAAAACTGAAAAATCTATCTGATCACCTAATTCCTTTTTACAAAAAATCAGTCCACTTCTTGGACCACGCAATGTTTTATGTGTTGTCGATGTTACTATATCACAAAATTCGAACGGATTATTCATTCTTTGTCTGGAAACAATACCACTAATATGTGCCATATCACACATCAAATAAGCTGAACTCTTATCGGCTATCTGTCGGAATCTTGCGTAATCAAAATCCCGTGGATAAGCGCTACTACCACAAATAATAAGCTTGGGTTTAAAATCGCCAGCAATTTTCTCCAAAGCATCATAATCAATATATCCATCAGATTTAATTTTATAAGGAAAAGACTCGAAAACAATAGACGTTGCCGAAATTTTCTTATTTTTGGTGTAAAATCCATGCGTTAAATGACCGCCTGATGGTAAATCTAATCCCATAATGCGGTCATGTGGTTTTAAAATTCCAAGATATACTCCCATATTAGCTGGTGATCCAGAATAGGGTTGAACGTTAACATGCCATGTTTTGGCATCCAAATGAAAGGCATTTAGAGCGCGTTCCTTACAAAGCGCCTCAACTTCGTCAATGACCTCACAACCACCGTAATATCGCGCCCCCACTTGACCTTCTGAATATTTATTAGTAAATATAGAACCCAAACATTCCATGACGCTGCGCGATGTGAAATTTTCCGATGCTATAAGTTCTAATCCTTTTTTCTGACGAGCATACTCCTTCTGTAAAAGCTCATAGATTTTTGGATCACGTAGTTTTAATAAACAATTCATTTAAATATAGAATACAATTCTTTATCTATATTTAAATATATTTCTAAAACAGTTTAAGTGTTGTTAAAATACCACGACGTTTCTGAGTTTTGTTTTTTTTAGGTGTAGTTTTTTTATTCTCACTATTTCGTTTTGTTTTTTTTTTCTTCATGGATTTCTTTGGACCAACAAGTGTGTTTGGTGTATAACGCAAAAACCACTCATTCCATTCCCGAGATCCACGTTTATTCTTTAATTCTTGAAATTTCTTTGCTTTTTCTTCACGAATACTACCAAGGGTAGCTTGGTCACCATAGCAATTAACACTAAAACGACGCAATAATCCTTTTTGTTGAAGACGGTTCTTCTGTTGAACTTGAAATAAAAATTCACACATACAAAGTATACGATCATCATTATAATAGGGACGATCGGTATATAAAAACGCCAAATAGAAACTCAACATCGTATCTATGGTGGCAATTTTAACCAACATACCTTTTATATGAAGAATATTGTAGCTATGACAGGCTAATGGTTCATAAATAAAGCAAATTGTTTCATTTCCCACACGTACATCATAATGGGGTGCTACTATTTCCCCAATGTTGTCATGACGCACAACCTTTACATGTTTGTATCCCTCTTCTTGAAGTTGATCTTTTAATATATCAGCGGTCTGTTGTGGGTTTTCAGAGAGAACATCGAAGTCAGGAATATTGCTGAATTTTTCGCGAATAGGTTTTGGCATATATTTAGAATATTCAGATAGCGCAAATCCGCCGAAAAAAATTACACCCATGTTTATAAGTGCTGTGCGAGCAATATTAGATAATCGAGAATTTTCACCTTTATCTCCCTTAGATTTACGCTGAAATTCAACATATTCACAATTATGACCCTTTAAAGGATAATGTTTGTTGAGTAAAGTTAATCGTTTTAAAACTTTTTCCCAGCGACTCACATCGCCCATAGGACGAGATAATTCTAAATACATAGACATACGTAAAAAGTTGGGGGAAGCGTAGCGAATACCTACAACACTAATACTATCACGGTATAAATTTTTAAAAATCTCCTTGTCTAAATGAGTAATATCCGCAACAGGTGTAAAATTAACATATACTTTGTACGTGCCTTTATGAACACCGCTTTTGGCTTCGACTTCATCAAAACCCTCTTTTGCATAAATATCCGCCAATTCAATAGCATCTTCCATCGCATTCATTGAAAAAAAATCGTAGTCAGGAATTTCTACTTCTTTATCATAGAATTTATCTTGGTCGGGAAGAATATTATTAATTGCTGTACCGCCATAGCATATGAGTTTTTTTTTACGCAAAAACTCCTCTACTATTTCTATCATTCTTTTAATTTCTGATGAACTTGTCATTTTTCTTCCGCTAATACGCTCAGCCTTATCAACAGCTGCGCGCAATATTTCTAATTCTTTATCTCTAAATGATTGTTTGTCCATTTATAAATAGAATAGATAATAATTACAACTGTTCTATTTATATATTGAAATTATAATAATCGGATTTTACATTACGAGTGGCATAAGATAAATTTGTGTCTTGCGGTGGAGGCTTATTAACAGTAGTAGGTATGAAACGTAAATTTGCTGGACGCAAAGCAAATGCTGATTTGTTTTCAGCAAACATAGTCTCATAAAATTCTAAATTAGAATCGTAATTTTGATAATTCATACCAATCATTTGACAACCATATTTCATATGTAAAGAAGCAGGTGAATTTGTATCACTAGTACTTAAATTAGGCATTGACAATGTCATATTTTTCTTATTATATTCAATAAGTTCATTCATATCCGGGGCATATTTAACCGCATGGCTACGTAATGCCCTCATAAACATAGCATTCGAACAAATATTAACATACTCATCCAATGGCGTAGAGAGAAATTTTTTATTATCCTTATCAACAGCAATAATAACTTTTCCCATCAAATCCTTCATATCAACAGCACCTAAATTATTTCCTTGATATTCATAACTATAATCTTTACCCAATAAACGATTATGGACACTATTCAAAATAGCATCACTTATCATGGAAATAGTTTCAGTGCGATCAGTCTTTAATCGAAAGTGAATAATTAGCGGGTCATTGGGATTTGGACATGTTCCACCAGAAAAGGCATAATCATTAATCACATTCAATACATCCAACAATGGAATAGAATTAAATGACTGTTTAAAATTGTAATCGTTGAGAGAAGAAACCGCGACAACTGGTCTATTATTAACAGAATATATCTCCATATCAAGACAGCGAACACCTTGACGGATTATTTGTTTTAAAGCACATGTGCTAACATATGTGTTTTTAAATCCACCTGTACCACAACAATTGTAAGCCGTTTTAATATAAAAATCGCGCAATTTCTTTCCTTGATTATCTGGGGCATTTACATTAAATGAAGCTACTTTACCAATATCAGTGTAAATAGCATTTATGTCATCACAATGGCGCGATAAGTAATTCGTTTTTCTGTAAATATATGCGAATAATCCTACTAGATTTAAAATAATTACTGAAAATATTATTGTTCGCACAATGGTTTTATTATCCATTTGTATTATACTATATAAATATAATAATATATATATAAGTATTCAAATATGGCCGGAGGATTATTAAATTTAGTTGCGGTGGGAAATCAAAACGTATTTTTAACAGGAAATCCGAAGAAAACATTTTTCAAATTTGTTTATGCTAAATACACTAATTTCGGGCTTCAAAAGTTTCGTTTAGACTATGAGGGGTCAAGAAGTCTTAATCTCACGGATAAAACACAATTCACCTTTAAGGTGAAAAGATATGCGGATCTGCTAATGGACACATATTTAGTAGTTCGTATACCTCATATATGGAGTACACTTTATTACAATAATAATTTCACCAATAGTGATGGTACAACAGAAGCGAAATATATCCCATATGAATTCAAATGGATTGAGAATTTAGGTACTCAAATGATAGATGAAATTACAGTTACATGTGGTGGTGAAATTTTACAACGTTTTACGGGTGAATATTTAACAGCATTAGTACAGCGAGATTTCTCAAATACAAAAAAAGATTTGTACGATAGAATGACAGGAAACGTAACAGAATTAAATGATCCAGCCAACTGGGGCAATAATCAGTTCGCTTGCTGTGGGCAAAATTGCGGAAATGGAAATTATCCAAATGCGGTTTGGTCAAATACGGAGGGTGGAGCACAACCCTCTATATGTGGAAGATTGCTCTATATACCCATTAATATTTGGTTCACATTATCTAGTAAAATGGCTTTCCCTTTGGTTTCGCTTCAATATAATGAACTGGAAATTAATGTTACATTGCGTCCTGTGCGTGAACTATTTACTATTCGTGATGTCACGGCAGATATAGATTGTCCACATATTCAACCTAATTTCAACGATGAAGCTTATCAAATGTATCGCTTTTTACAAACACCGCCTAATAATAACATATTATCAGATACTAATGCCAACACAACTCTTAATTATACTGATAAACGTACAGAATGGAATGCTGATGTACATCTTATGAGTACATTTGGATTTTTGTCAGAAGAAGAGCGTCGTCAGTTTGCTTCTAAGCCTCAGAATTATTTAATCAAACAAATGTACGAATATATTTATCATAATGTTTCTGATTCGGCTAAAATTAAATTGGAATCATTGGGAATGGTTTCATCGTGGACATTCTTCTTCCGTAGAAGCGATGCTAATTTACGAAATCAATGGAGCAACTATACAAACTGGTGCTATGAACGATCTCCTGGAACATTAACTCATTTTCCCATTGAATCACCCACTGTGCCATGTTTTGATTCTGAACCCGAAAATTGCTATTTGTTTAATGGTTGTATAACTGGCGCTTACAACGCTTCATGTAAAAAGAATATTATGCTTGATATGGCGATTTTATTGGATGGAAAATATCGTGAAAATATGCTTGAATCTGGTATCTATAATTACATGGAGAAATATGTGCGAACTTCTGGCAATGCTCCGGATGGTTTATATTGTTACAATTTCTGTTTACACACGGATCCTTTTGATTTCCAACCAAGTGGGGCTTTGAATTTAAGTAAATTTAGAAATATTGAGTTTGAATTTACTACTATAATGCCTACACGCGATGAAAATGCGCAATTTTATCAAATTTGCGATCCTACAACAGGCGAAGTCGTTGGGGTAAATAAAGGAAATTGGCAAATCTACGAATATGCCTTTGATTTATATGTTTATGAAGAGAGATATAATATGGTTAAATTTGAGAGCGGAAACTGTGGTCTTATGTATGCGCGATGATTTAGTTTTCGCGCGACCATCTCTTTTTGGTATGCGCGATGATTTAGTTTTCGCGCGACCATCTCTTTTTGGTATGCGCGATGATTTAGTTTTCGCGCGACCATCTCTTTTTGGTATGCGTACATATTTTTTTGCCAAAAATATGTAATATTCAGTTTATTTAATAAATCTCATCGCCGTCCATTCCCATTTCTTCAAAATCAGCATCTTCCC